CCACCACTGGGTCGCCATTCGGCGCTCAGTTTAACTTTGAAGGGTTTATATGAACTCCGATCTTCGCTCAATACGGATGTATAGTTTCATTGTTAACCGCAACCTTGAGCACATCCTGGCTTTAAACCCCAGGATGAGTCTGTTCGTTGCTATCAAAATGGCTATCATCCGCGCGAAGCTCGACGGTTTTTACGTCAACCCTTCTCTGTGATGGTGGTAGTCCGCTATCGTTTCAACTCCGATAGGAAGAGCTAAGATGTCCATCACTCGCACGCGGGATAATAGTATATTCTACAGTCGTAACTGGTACAACAATGGTGCCCTATGGGGCACTGCTGCTGAAACGGTTACTCTTGGCGATTCTACTACCTGCGTGAAAGTGCCTGGGTATCGTCAGCTTATTGCTGATGGCAACAATGCCGTTGGTAATTATTCTGCTGATCGCTCTAAATGCGACTTGCTTCGTCTCCAAGACATTTCGATGTCCTACAAGCCGATAGCTGGCGGTAATACGGTAACGGAATCCCTTACGGGACCGGCGCAGAGACTTTTTGCGCCAAATCCATTAACTGTGAACCAGTCCAAAGTTGATTCGATGTGCCTCACCAAGATCCTTAAAAAGATCAAGGCTGAGCAGGAACACCTAAATCTGCTTGCTTCGCTTGCAGAGATGGGTGATGTCGTGCGGCAGTTCGGTGCTCCTGCGGCTGCTCTTGTCGATCTTGCCAACAAGCGTCTTAACCGTCTAGAATTAGAAAGACGGGGCTTGAAAGGCTCGATCGTTTTCAAGAAAGCCCAGTGGCATCGGATTGTCGCATCGACATGGCTCGAGTTCGCTTTTGGTCTAGCTCCGCTTATATCCGATACGCGGAAGGTGGCCGAAGCTCTGGCACATTTTAACAATGATGCTTCCTTGCATCAAAAGTCAAAGGTGTCAGCTCGCGCAGAGGAAGAGATAGTGTCCCCTACGACAATTCAGACATTGGTACCTTTTAGTAGTATGTTCAAGATTCGTTCTACGATTCGCGATAGTACTACTACTAGATGCCAATATGTCGTCGGCTTGCGCTTAACCAGGACTGCTGATTTTGGCAGTAACCAGCGCCTTCTTGATTTGCTTGGTGTAAACCAAGCCAATCTTTTAGGTGCTGCCTGGGAAGCCCTCCCTTGGAGTTGGCTGGCTGATTACTTCTCGAATGTTGGAGCTATTTTGGAGGCCTGCGCGACTTCGACTGCGTCTGTCTCATGGATCTGTAAGACCCAATCGGTCAGACATACCCGTGAGCAACAGCAGTCTGTTGACGTTGCAGAGACCCTCAATTTACTTCTCAATAATTCTCGTAAGATTGTCAGCCCTCCTTCAGGAGGCGTCTCATATCGTGCTATTCGGACTGTCCTTTCCAGGACTTCACCCGCTTCATTAGGTGTGCCGGCTCTTTATTTTGAGTATCCTACTCAAATTGGCCAGCTTGCTAACATGGTTGCGGTGTTGTTTGCTCGGAGGGAAAAATCCTCAGCCTTATGGCTGTTTTAACTCAACTTGGAGCCCATTATGGCTTTTGCACCTACCTCCCCGATTACCGGGGCTACCCAAACTGGGCTCACCAGTCCGACTTATACGATTGCGGCGGATTCCAATCCATCGCAGTACGGTAAGCAGTACTATGTGAGCGCACTTGGAGGGACTCAGACTGGAGTGCTTTCGCACTCCGTTGCGAGTCCTTTTACCTGTTCGGCCTTTCGCCCCGCAAACCTGAAAGCTTTGCAGCCGGTGAATCCAGTGACAGGCGTGTTGCGTGCTGTTCCGATGAACACTTACAAAGTGATTACTCGGAAAGGTGTGCTTCCGTTGGCTGGGCAAGCTTCTAAAGTTGCCATGATCAAGACCGACCTGGATATTCCAGCCGGTTCAGATCTTGCCGACCCCTTGAGCCTGCGGGCGGCTATTTCCGCGCACATCGGTCTGCTTACGCAGATCTCCGATGCACTCGGTTCCACCGTCCTCACCGGCACCATTTGATATCTGGCTGAGCACCCTGAGTTCGCAAGAATTTCAGAGTACTCAACCGATGCCATTTGGTGATGGTGCCCTCGTGTCCGGCCCTGCCGGTACTTGGATTAGTAGGCTCTTAAGGAAAACACAATGCGCAATTACGCTAGTCTTTTCACTGATCTCCTTTCGAACCTGGGTCTTCAAGCTGACCATCCTGTCCATTTCACTTCTGATATGGACATTGGAGAAGCAGCTCGAATTGCCCTCGCTACAAGCTTCTACAAGAAGCTTTGTCCTTCAGGTAATTCAAATTTTGCAGATTCTGCGGCTCTCGATAAATTCTTGAGCATCAATAATGCAATTTCTGAGTCCTGGAGCTTTGTAGCGGATAGTGAGGTGGAGTCATTATTTTGGGATTACTTTCGTGATCACCTCAATAATGTATGTCACACTTACTTGTCCGAGAGCTCGTTTAATCTGGATTCTATCCGTGAGGGTATGATGACTGGCCCTGGTGCTGCCCAAAAGGCAGATGCGACGACCTTCTACTCGAAGTTATTTGAGTCGACGATGTCGTATACCAATGCCGGTCTCATTCCTTACTACCGAGCTGCCTTAGTTGAGACTGGGTTATGGTGCGATGCAGAGATGCTTCGCAATCATAAGTTCGGTTTCACCAAGGTCCATGGGGGAAAGATCTTCTTTGCGCCAAAGAACGCTGAGATATCGCGAACTTGCTGTACCGAGGCTCATCTGAACATGTTAGTTCAGAAGTCTTTAGGTACTTTCCTAGAGAGATCGTGTTATGAGTACTTTGGGATTTCCCTAAGCTCACAACCCGATAACAACAGGAGACTCGCTGAAATTGGCTCGATTGATGGCTCCTTAGGAACTATTGATCTTGTTAGCGCCAGCGATAGCATCTCGGTGCGACTTATCACTTCGGCATTAAGGCCTTGCTTTTTTACGGCAATGCTCATGATGTCGAGGAGTGAAACCCTCGTCCTTCCAAACGGGGAATTGGTCGTTCCAAGGATGATTTCTACGATGGGAAATGGTTTTACATTCCCGTTGCAGACGGTCATCTTCGCGTCAGTGGTTCGGTCCGTGTACCAGCTCATGGGTTTCCCATGTGATGACCCCAAGACTCAGTTCGGAGTATTTGGTGATGACATCATTGTTCGCCGCGAGGCTTACAGTTTTGTCGTCAAAATGCTTAATAAACTGGGTTTTGTGGTAAACGACGGCAAGTCGTTTGTTTCGGGTCCGTTCCGCGAGTCCTGTGGCCATGACTTCTTCTCTGGTGTAAACATCAGAGGTGTGTTCATTACGTCACTTGAGACTCCTCAGCATGTATATTCGGCCATAAATCGGTTAAATCGTTGGGCCGCACGTCACGATATATGTCTAACGGCAACAATTCGGACTCTCATGTCATGGATTCGCGATCTGCGAGTCCCTCCGACTGAGTCCGACGATGCCGGTATCCATGTTCCGTTTAGTGCGACCAGACCTTCCGTGACCAATAGTTACTGGTTTAAATACCGATGCTATGTACGTCACGTTAAAAAGGTTGATTTTTCCGAAATTGAACTTAATCCTGAGACCATAAATCAATTTGGTTTTGGGGTTGGGTTCTTAAGTGGCCATATACGGCGACGTGATATCTCGATTACTTCAACCATATCCCACTTCGCTCCGACCTTAAATGGTCAGTGCTCCAATATTTGGAAGCATGAGTGGAGTGCGTCTCTTTCCATAAGAGAGAGGCGTGGTGCGAGATCACGGTACAAAATCGTCAGTAATTCTCTCCCGTTTTGGGATCTTCATACTGATTCTAAGATGTATGATGATTCCGGACGAGAGTACTGGCGTCCAGCCCTAACGGGCCGGAGCCGTGAGCGCTGGGAAGCGCTCACGGTGGCCGGCTTAAAGTCTCTTTAAGCCTG